CGCTCTACCCGGCGCAGATCGAGCGGCTCTTGATCGACCTCATCGCCTACCGCGAAACGCTTATCCGCGCCGCGATCAACGACGTCGCGCGGCAGAATCTCGTGCGCTTTGCCCGCGCGCCCATGCTCGACTATCTGGGCGAGCTGGTGGGCGTTGCCCGCCTGCCGGGTGAGAGTGACGACCGGCTGCGCGCTCGTATCCTGGAAGCGCCAGAGTCCTTCAGCGTCGCCGGGCCGCGCCTGGCCTACCGGCACCACGCAATGCGTGCGCATGCTTCTATCGTCGATTGTGCGGTGCGCTCGCCAGAGCCGGGGCAGGTGGTGCTCTATCCGTTGACCGAAACCGGCCTTCCTTCCGCAGAAATCAAGGCGCTGGTGTTCGCCGCCGCGTCCGCCGAGGACGCGCGGCCCATCTGCGACCAGGTAAGCGTTGAAGACCCGCTCGATATCCCATTCACGGTAAACGCGGTGTTGACAATACGCATGGGCTTCGACGCCGCCGCCGTGCGCTCCGCCGCCGAAACAAGCCTCACGGCGCATCTCAACGCCATGCGCCTACGGCTCGGAGCCGACATCGTGCGCACGCAGATCATTGCCGCGCTGCATGTCGATGGTGTGCATCGTGTCGATCTTGTCGCACCGAATGCGGACACGACCGTGCCTGAGCACGGCTGGGCACACGCGACCAGCGTGACCGTGACCGTCGGAGGTTACGCTGATGACTGACCGACTCGCTCCGGATGTAATCGCGCTAGATGATCGCTTTGGCCCGCTTGCTGATGCCACCAAGCGTATTGAGCAATTGCCGCTCGATGGACTCCTGACCTACCTAGTCGAAACCGTCCCAGCGGCCTTCCTGCCGGAGCTTGCGCGGCAGTTCCACATAGGGCCGATGGAGGGCTGGCAGTTCGTCGGCACAGATGCCGATCGCCGCCGCCTGATCCGCGAGTCAATCGCGCTGCATCGTAAGAAGGGCACACCGTGGGCGCTGCGCCGCGCCTTCCAGATGGCAGGGTTTGGCGACCAGCTTCGCATCATCGAAGGCGCGCTCAACCGCCGCTACGATGGCACGATCTTCGCAGACGGATCCGAAAAATACGGCGGTCACACCTGGGCGGAGTTTCGCGTCGAGGCCGACCTGGGTGAAACACAGGGCCTGTCTGCCGAAACCGCCGCGATGGCACAGGCGCTGATCGCCGAGTGGAAGCCGGTATCGCGTCACCTGACGAGTCTCTCATGGACGGTGCAGACCAGCGACACCGCGCCAAGCGCCGATTCAGCATCCGCCACAGCAACTTGGAGCGGCGAGAGTCTGCGTCCGTGGCGTCGGATGTATGACGGGCAATACAGCTACGACCAGGGCGTGCTGCTGGCCTTCGATGGCGCAACCATCGCGGACGGCAGCCGCACCTACCAAGGCTGGTCAGTCAATGACAACCACTGGCGTGCCGGTGCTCCAGAGTCAGACACGACGCTAGCAGCCGCTTGGGAAGATTCTGACCGCCAGCAGCGCTGGCCGTACTATGACGGGATAACGCTAGCTGACGGTAGCGCCGACTACGGCCACACCGCGCCAGTTGCTGACGACACACTGACCGATCTTGTCTCGACAATATGGTCGAGCAGCACCGCATCAAGCAGTGATGCCGTTACTACTTCAGCGGCATGGAGTGATGCAAGTTTGCGCCCTTGGCGTCGCTACTACGACGGCAGCTTAGACTACGGCCAAGGGTTGCTTTTGCACTATGACGGAATTCCAATTGCTGATGGAAGCCGTCTATATCAAGGATGGGACGATCGAAGCGTGCCTTTGATATATGACGGGGCGGCTACTGCAAATGGAGACCATCTATATCAAGGCTGGACAGCAAACGATGCTAGCTGGCACGCTGGTGCGCCAGAATCAGACACCGCACTCGCGCTCGCTTGGACGGATGCCGACCGACAGCAGCGCCTGCCACTCTACGATGGCGCAACGCAAGCCGACGGCAGCACCGACTACGGCGACGCCGCGCCAGTGGCCGACGATGCCGTGATGCCCATCACCGTCACGCGCTTCATCCTATTTGATGGCCGTTACCGCTACGGCGCGGACAACATCTTCGACGGCACGGCACGCTTCGACGGCAGCCGCAGCTATTTCGCCGGGCGACTAGCATCTGGTAATGAGATCACCTATCTGGAGGCCGCATGACCATGCACTTGTCTGACACCGCCGCCTTGCGCGGCCACTTCCACCTCGACATCCGCCGCGCCGACGGCACGCTGGTCGAGTCCATCGACGAGCCTAACCTGATCGTCAATGGCGCGAAAGACCAGCTTGCGCGCCTCGTCGGCGGCAACGGAACGAACCGCCACATCACACAGATCGGCTTTGGCACCGGCACCAATGCCGCCAGTCCGAACAACACCAGCCTTACCGACGCGTTCTGGAAACCCATCACCAGCGTGAGCTACCCGGCCACCGGCCAGGTGGTATTTGCATGGTCGCTCTCCACCGCCGAAGCGAACGGCATGGCCATCACCGAGTTCGGCCTTCGCTGCGCCGACGGCACGTTGTTCGCGCGTAAAGTGCGTCAGCCGATCTATAAATCTGACGACCTTGCGCTAACTGGTACCTGGACCATCATCTTCTAAGGAGCCTACTCTATGGCAAACGTCGTCGAAACCCCCACATGGGAATCCGGCATCTACCGGATCGAAACCACCGACCCGATCCTTGGCGGCGAGGCCGGCACCGCCAACATCCAGGCCAAACAGCTTGCCAACCGCACGCTGTGGCTCAAATTCCGCGCCGACCAGGTTGACGCTGCCGCCTCAGGCTACGGCAGCCTGCAAGCGCGCTTAAACGCAATGCAGGCGCAGGTTGAGAGCGTCGGCACCGACATGCTCAGCATGGAGCAGACCGCTGTCATGCAGGCGCTTTGGCTCGCGCACATGGCGCACGAGGCGATTGACGCCTTGCGCTTCGGCCCATTGCAACAGCGTGGCGAGATCATCATCCGCAACCGGGGCGTGGTCAGCGGCTGCACGGTCACGAAATCCACCACCGCCGCGCGCAACCTCAACATCGCACCAGGCGTGTGCTTCGCTAATGGGCAGACCTACCCGGTCATCGAGGGCAACAACGCCGCCAGCGTCCCAGCCAACACCTTGATGACCACGGCGGTCGTTGTCAGTGCCTACCTCTACCCGCACACCGACGGCCAGACCTACCGGCTGGCCGTGACCGCAATCGGTCAAGCCGTGCCGGACAACGGCATCGAAATCTACCGCTTGACGATTCCGGCCAACAATACCGACGCCACCGACCCCAATCTGACCTCCGTCACGCTCACCGACGTGCGCCGGATCGAGGCCAACTACCCCGACATGCTGGATTCGCCGCCGACCATCTCGCTAGCCTTTTCCCGCCCGATGCGAGGCACAGACTGGCGTATCAGTTTCGACGTAGTTTCAGCGGCAGGCATTGCCCGTGCCAATGACATCATGGTCACCAACCGCGCTACCAACGGTTGCACCCTCACACTCGCAAGCGCTGCTGACGATGTGCGGGTGCTCTACCTCATTGAACGACTCACCGACTAAGGAGAACTGCCATGCCAATGACAACCCTCATTCAACCCGGCGCGCCGATTGCGCCTGTTTCCATCGCCACCGACCGGATCACCGTTGGCGACATCACCGTCGACTTCGCTGCCGAGCAGCAGGACACCGCCGCCGAGATCGTCATCCGCCATCACGCAGGCGCATTCGTGCGCGGTGGCGACCAAGGAGCCATCGTCGCCATCGTGCGCATCCCTGCGCGGCGCTACACCGAGCAGCCGGGCGATACCGACCCGATGACCGGCGAGCCGACCACCACCCGCGTGGCCGAACCGCTCGATCAAAATGCCGTATCTGTCGAACTCTGGCCCTTCGCTGGTTAATACAAGGAGATAATACCATGCCCACCATCTTTGTCCGCGACGAACTCCGCGCTGCTGTCGAAGCCGCCACCGGCGGCCTGTGCACTGTCCACTACACCCAATCCGGTCAGCCGAGCTATTTCCGCTGGATTCCGAAGTTCAACCTCGAAGACCTTGGGCCAGACTACGGCACCGGCGTACATCCGGCCTTCATCGTCGATGGCGTCGTGCGCGATGGTATCTGGATCGGCATGTATCCCGGCGTCGTGAAAAACGGTGATCTGCTTTCGCTGCCAGGTGTCGATCCGGTCGTTTCGGATTTAAGCACATTAGTCAACGCCGCCCGCGCGTGCGGTGCTGGCTTCCACGTCATGACCAACGCCGAGTGGGCTGCCGTGGCGCTGCTCACCGCCAAATCCGGCACGCAACCGCGCGGCAATACCAACTGGGGCCGCGCCCACAACGCCACCTGGGAAACAGCCAGTCGCGTCGATGGCGGCACGCCCGTCAACACGTCCGGCACGGGGCGCACGCTCACCGGCACCGGCCCGCTCACTTGGCGGCATGATGGCAGCCCGGCGGGCATTGCCGATTTGGTGGGGAACATCTGGGAATTCACACCAGGCTTGCGCCTGGTCGACGGCGAAATCCAGGTGCTGGAAAACAACAATGCCGCCACCGCCAGCACTTTCGATGATAGTGCTCCGTGGAAAGCTATCCGCCTCTCAGACGGCGCTCTCGTCGCGCCTGGGACGGCAGGCACTGCGAAATACGACAGCCTAGTCGCCTACACCGACAACGGCGTCGTCAACGATCTTGGCGACTTCCAGATCGACGATACGATTGACTACCGCAACGGCCCCATTGGTGATAACTCAACTAGCTACGATTACAACTCAATGACATTTAGTTCTCTCCCCGCAGACACCGGTATCACTATCCCAGCCATTATGAAGGCGCTTCTACTCGCCACGGGGAGCAATTCAGTCAACGGCCGTATTTATATGCGCAACCACGGCAAGCGCTATCCGACGCGCGGTGGTTCATATTCTCGCGGCTCGAATGCTGGCCTCGGCGCGCTTTACATGTTGGACACCATAACAGCATCTTTAAACGGTGCCCGCCCAGCGAAGGTGTGACGTTTCCCAGCCCGCGCCTAATGCGCGGGCGCTCACGCGGCAACCAGACTGCGGCCCCCTACAGAAATGACTTATCCACAGGTTATGCATGTCACATGCAATGTGAGCGTGTCACATCTAATGTGCGCACGCGTCGCATGCAATTTGTGCTCGCCTAACGCTGGCTGCGCTCAAGCGGCTGGCGGCAGCCGGGGTGCCCCTGATGCTCGACGATTTCGGTACCGGCTATTCGTCGCTCTCGTGCCTGCACCGCCTGCCGGTTCATGCGATCAAGATCGACCGCA